AATAAGGATGGTGTGGATGCAGCTTATGTTTATCCACTGAGACGAGGATTGGGTACGGTAGATATTGCCATTACTTCTAACAATGATGTCCCGAGCGATGAAACAGTGCAGCGCTGTCAAACTTATATTGATGATGTACGCCCTGTGACAGCACGTGAAAGCAAAGTGGTGAAACCTGATGTAACAAAAGTGAATTTTAATATTCAGGTGAAAACCAGTGGCGTGACTTTGCCAGAAATTAAGGTGGCTATTTCAACCGCACTTTCGGATTATTTTAATACATTGATCCCAGGTGATGATCTCATTGTGTCCCAATGTGAAGCTGTGGTGAATAACTTGGTAGGTGTGGTTGACCGTAAGTTTACAGCACCCATCACTAATTTAAAAGCAGATGTACGCACGAAAATAGAATGGTTCCGACTTGGTACGATTACTGTGACGGAGATGGCCTGATGCAAATTAACCATAAACAAGTGCTATCTAAACTTTACCCACCTATTTCCTACAACATTAATGGTGAGCATTTCTTAGCACAATGT